CCCCCCCCCTTGGGGGAAAAATTGTTTTTTGTCTACGGTCGGGGGCGGGCTGGTCCACCCCGCCCCGCCGCTTGTTGACATAAGCGAACTTGGCTCGAATAGCAAACTCAAGAAATCCATCTATTCTTTCATTTGCGGAAAAAGCTATTCCCCCCTTCGGGGGAAAATAGCTTTTTGTCTGCGGTCTGAGGCGGGCTGGTTCAGCCCGCCTTGTATGTCGATGCGTTCTTTCGGCTTCTGCCTCCTGTTCCCGCACCGAACCAATCCAAAATTCGTTTTTGCCGCTCAGTTCAGCCCCACACTTGATGACATTTTCCATTTCTTTGCTCCATACCGGGGTCAAGGGTTGCGGAATCTGTGGCTGTAAATCGACCTTGTCGTGTGCCATAAGCCACCGCCTTTTTAATGCACATCAATTCGCCCGCTCGTCACCGAATTTTACTCGTGTTCTTCGGGCTGTATCGTCCATAGATTTCGCGTGTGTTTGCCGCCGCTCTGTTTGCCGTTTCCTTCTTTTTGCTCGTTCCCCCGCCCCTGCTCATCGTCGTCGATACGCTCGTTCCGCTGCTGTCCGTGCTGCTTTCGCCCGTCGTTTCGCTCGTTCCAAGCGTCGTCTGGCTTCCCGTCGTCTGCTGGCTTCCGATGCTCGTCTGGCTGCCCGTCGTCTGCTGGCTTCCCGTCGTCTGCTGTCCCATCGCCGAGGAAATTGCCGTCAGGTAGTTGCTGTTCCATTCCTTGCGCTGGTTCTCTTTCAGCTCCTGCACCTTCGCCGCAAGCTGGCTGGCGTAATCACTATTCAGCCGTCCCTGCGTCCGGCTGTTCTGCTGTGCCGCCTGCGTAATCTGGTTTTGAATCTGCTGGCTTCTTCGCCCGCTGTCCTCCGTGAGCTGCTGTACGGCTTTTGCCAGCGCGTCTCCCTGATTGGCGAGCGTCTGCATGGTGTAGCTGCTCCGCCCCATGCCTCGGTTCAACGCCGCCGTCTCCACGTTCGCCGCGCTCCTGCGGTATGCCGCGTTCTGCTCGTCAATGCTCCGCGTCAGGTTGGCAGCGAGGTTTTCAATCTCCTGCTCCTTGCTCAGTTTTGTCGTTTCGTAGTTCTGCTGTGCTTCCTCCAGTCCGGCGTTGAGCTGCGGTCTGAGCAGGTTTTCCGCGAACTGCGTAATCTGCTCATCCGTCATGTTGCCCATCAGTCCGGAAAGGATCTGGTTCATCAGCTCCTTGTCAAGAACGTTCTTGCTCGTGCTCTGCGAGGTCGAGCTGCTCTGACTGGTGCTGTCCTGCCGGCTGTTTGATGTGCTTTGGCTGGTCGTGTCCTGCCGGCTGTCTGTTTTGCTGTGTTCCTTGCTCGTGCTATTTGAGCTTTGGTAGGTCTCCGTCGTGCTGCTTCTTGCCATGTCTTCACTTCCCTTCGAGCGCGTCCAGCCGCTTCTTGATTTTCTCGATTTCCGCGTCCTTCATCCTGTCCGCGTTCCAGCTCGCCATGCAGAAGTCGCGCAGAAACATCCCCAGATTCCTGACGTATTCCGCCAGTCTGCCGCTCTCCTGCGGCACTCTCGGCTGCTTGAATGCCATCCTTACACCTCGTCCAAACTGTATTCCACCTGAACCCCGCCGTAGATTCTCCATCCGGCAGGCTTCGCGTGACTGCGAATCTTCAGCTTCATCCGAACGCCCGCAATCTGAATCTTGACCCGATAGTCCCGCCTGTCCCTTTGCAAAAGCACCGTCCGCGTCTTTTCCCGCTTCTCGGTCTTTATCGTGATTTCAAGCGGCAGGTCGTTTTCGTCCGCGTCCGCCGTAAAGCGCAGCAGGTAGTCCCGCTTCATGTACGCCTTGCCCAAGTCCAGCCACGGCGTCTCCCATATGCACTCCATCGGCATATCCAGATAGCTTCCCTCGTTCTCCCTCGCGTTGTAGAGCAAGACCTCGTACGGGCTTTCCGCCTGCGTGTAGTAGACCCTGCCGTTTATCGCGAAAAAGTCCTTGACGCGGATGCCCTTCCTGAGCATGAACGTTCCGCGCTCCGTGTCGTATTCGATGACCGTGTTGTTTTCCGTCAGCGTCTCGTTTTCGCTTTCCCTGACGCACATCGCCAGATAGTAGACATGGTCGCATATGCACGCCCTCGCCGCGCCGTCCATCCCGTCCATCCGCATCCGCATCGTCTCATACAGCGCGTCCCGGCTGAGCAGCCGCAGCGTGCTTCCGTCGTATAAGCCGATGCCGCTCTGCGACAGGTACAGCATGCTCGTCCTGTCCGTGCAGATGGTGCGCTCCTCCACCGGACCGTCTGTGCCGTATGCCTCCGTAATCGTGAAGCTGCTCGGGTCTGTCCCGCGTATCTCGAAGATTGTCCGCTCCTTGACCGCCAGCAGATACCCGCCGAACGGCTCAAGCGATATGAACCTGTCCCCGTCCCACGTCGGCTGGTTGATGACGCCGCCGCCCAGCTCAGGCGTTTCCGGCACGTCCGTCCAGTTGAACGGGTCGTAGGGTCGTGAGTAGAATACGCTGTCCGGATAGCCCGCCGCGCCCGTTCCCCATATGCGCTCTGCGTGCCGACCCAGCACGGCAAACTTTACCTCGCTGTATGCGTCGCCAATGGTCAGCGTCTTTTTCTCTACCCGCAGGTCGTTGCCGTATACCGCAATCATCCCGTCCTTTTCGTTGGAAAGAATCAGAATGTCCGCCGTCTCCTCGCCGTCCGCCGCTTCATAGGTGACGCTGCTCCATTCGTCGCTCTTGTATCCCTCCGACCGCTTGACCCAGCCCTCTGTTCCCAGCGTGTAGGTGTAAATCGCGCCCTCTGCCGCCGCGACGTATACGTCCGCGTCGTCCGGTCTTGACCGCCTGTAAAACCGCGTCAGCGTCTTGATTTGCGCCCCCAGCGACGGAAAGGCGCGGCTCGTGCCGTATGCCGACGCCAGAAGCCCGCGCTCCGTCCGGATGTTCTGCGCTCTGTATGCGTAGTCCGCGTTAATGTTCGTGTCGCCCGCCGCCTGATAGATGCCCTTGGGCGTGGGGATGGTGAATCTCCCCTCGTAATCGCTGTCGCTGATGCTCATCTGCGATACCTCACGTCCGTCGCTTCATACAGGTTGCGCATCCGCGTCACGCTTCCCATGCCCTGCGGACGGATGCGGTTCATCTCCTGATAGAAGCAGTTCTTAAAAAACTGCGCGCGGCTCTGCTTGGCGAGGTTGCCGCTGGATAGATGGCGGTAGCAGATGTAGTCCGCCAGCGCCGCGTGCGCGTATGCCGGAAGCAGCGGTTCGTCCTCCCCGTCCTCCATCGGCGGGAAGCTGACCTCGCATAACGCCCGCAGCGTCTTTCCCTTCAGGTCGTCCCGCCATATGGTAAGACTTCTTCCGTCCCCTGCCAAATCAAAGGCGACGTCCCGCCCGTCCTCGTCCGTCATTCGGATGACCCTGTTTACGATGACCCCGACGACCGGCGCGCGTCCGTTCCCGTCGATGTCCAGACACATTCCCCTTCTGGGCTTGAGATATTCGCGAACCGCGATGTCATAGCCCATGTTCGCGTATACCTTGAATGCTTCCTCGTACTCGCTCACGTCCTGCGGGTCTTCCCCCAGCTGCCGCAGCGCCTGCACGATGATCTGGCTCAGCGTCATGTGTGTTCTCCTTTCTCCTTTTAAGCCGCCGCGAAGCGATTCCTGATTCTGTTCAAGCCTGTCTGCGCAAGTCCGCTTCTTCATTGCTCTCTCCTCTGCATCCATCTCTTTCAGTACAATCCCTGCCAAAGAAACTCCCTTTCTCCCTCGCGGCAGCTTCAGAATGAAAAACGCATCCCCTTCTTACATTTCCCCGCAGTTTTTCAGAATCTCCGCCACCGCCGCGGGCATCTCCACCGTCTTGCCCCTCTGGAAGTAGAAGCTCACGCCGTTCAGCCCCGCAAAAACCACATCGTCCTTGCTTGCAGGGGCGAGCGGCAGATTCACCTTGATGGTCTCCCCGTCCGCGCATCCCGCGTCGCTCATCAGCTTCTTGAGGCTTGCCTGCGTCTTGGCGCATTTGCCCGCCAAAACCACGCTGGTCTTTTTCATCGTTGTCGTCGTGTTCGTTCCCATGTTCGCCATTTTTCCTTCCTCCTCTGTTTTATCCATTCCAAAAACCAAGCGAAGCGAAGGCAGGGCTTGAATCCGCGCATCCGTTCCATCCGATGCCGCTTTTTCCAAATTCCCCGCCCGCGCTTCATGCCGGTTTCACCTTTTTTGCGCTTTAAGGCTTATTCCGTTCTTTATGCGCTGAATCCGCACTCGATTCTCACTGCATACTCCGGCTGCAGCATTTTCACGCCGAAGCCGTCCATCTTCCAGCCGACCGTGCTGATCTGGTCGAGCGGGTCTGCCGTGCCCGCGCTTCCCGCCGGCTTGACAATGACGCGCGGCTTTGCCCCTTTCAGGCTCGTGATGCCGTAGGCATACTGACCCAGTACGATCACGCTTGCCACGTCCGCCTTCTCCGCCCCCGCGCCGCCGAAAACCTTGGCTTCCGTCGTTTCAACCAGGCGCACGCCGAACAGCCGACCGATTTCGCCCGTGTAGATGTTCTCCTTGTCCTGATACTGGCTGACCTTGATGAAGGCGTCGTCCTCCTGCAAGTCATACATTGTGTCCGGACCGACGATGGCGATGTAATAACCGCCGAAGGTCTGCGCGTGGTTTTTCTTGAGCATCTTCACCGCTCGGCGCAGCTCCCTGCTGGTCAGCTTGTCTGCGGGGGTCAGCGCGGCGCGGCTCGTCTTGCCGCCCGCGTAAATCACGTTGGCGCATTTGGCAAGCTCCTCGCGCACCACCGCGTCAATGCTTCTCGAACCCGCGTCGCCGAAGAGCTTCGTTCGGCGCATGATATCCATGTCCAGATGCGTCAGGTCGAGCTTGTCCGTGCATCGCGCATATTCGCCGTACTGCTGCAGCTGCACCGTTACTTCCGTCTCCGCCAGCATCACGCTGTCGCCCGGGTCGCCCTCGTTGAGGGCCTTGGTGTTCGTTTCCAGCGGAATGATTTTGCGCATGTTCATCACCAGTCCGCTGTGCGGCGGCATGCGATGCTCATCGCCAAACTGCAAATGCACCAGGTTCGGTTCAAACGTGCGCAGCAGCTCACGGTTGTAGTAGGTCTGCATGCCCGCGCTCAACGCACTGCTCGTCGTCATATTCGTATCCGTATTCGTATAAGCCATCTTTCTTCCTCCTCGTTTTCATTGTAATAGGTTACGTTGGGGTTGGGTTACGTTAGGGCTCTGCCCTAAAACCCGCCAGAAAACTGAGTTTTCTGGACTTTCCACTTAGGGGTTGTCAAGATTAAACCGAACATTTCAAGAAACAAATATCTTAGCATTTTGGGATATGGGGCTTTGCCCCATCGCCCCACCAAAGGGCTTTCCGAGCGTTTACGGCGCCTGTTTGGCGCATCGCCCTTTGGAAACCTTCGGGCACAAATGCTTCTTTTTTCTTGAAATATCGTTGTCGGTTAGCCTGACAGCCCCTGTTCTTTCTTATTTCAAACCGCGAAGCGAAGTAGGGAGTCTGCGGAACAAGCCTCCCTCAAGCGGAGTCTGTCGGGGACACCCCCCTATTCCTTTCCCTCGATGGATTGCATCGCAATCCATCCCTCTCCTACCTTCTTCAAGCCGCCGCGAAGCGAAGTAGGGAGTCTGAGGGACAATCGTCCCTCAGGCAGGGTTTGGGGCGGCAGCCCCATCACTCCCCACCGTCCCCCTCGTCCTCGCCTCCGTCACTCGATGCGTACCTTTCGCCCTTCCATCATCGCCGCACGCGCTCTGCGCGAAAACGCATCAAATTGCCTGTCCGTCATGTGCTCGATTCGGTTGTCCGGCTTCACCGAACCCGCCGCCGTCGTTCTCGCCGTCGGTACGCCGTAGCGATGCGGCGCCGCCATGCTCCTGCGTAAGTAGGCACATGCCGCACGCTGTACACCGTGCCCCATCGCAATTTCGCCGCGTACCTGCTCGTCCTGCGTGAACGCCGCCATCTCCGCCGTCGTCCAGCCGTCCTCAAATAGCTCGGCAAGCCCCGCCCGAATCGCCGCCATCATCTCGTCCGCCTCGCGGCTCTCCTCCTCCGGCTGCTCCTGCTCCATCTCTTCGGTCAGGTTTTCCTCCAGCTCGTCTACCGTCACTTCGTTCTCAAGCGTTCTCTCTTCCATCTTCGTCGCTCCTTTCGTTCTCTCTCACCGCCCGCAACACGCTGTCCCTCGTCCGATATCCCTCCATCAGCCGAATGACGCTCTCCGGCGGCAGCGGTTTCCCCGCGTCCGCGCAGATCTTGACCGCCTGCATCAAAAATTCGTTGTCTGCCTGAATCTGGCTCGGGTTGTTCTTCTGTACCTGTACGCGCACCGTGTATGCCGGACGCGGCAGCGCCCCTCCGTTTTTGCTCGGCGCAATCAGCTCGATGATCCTCTCCCGCATCCCGCCGCTTGAGTTCCATCCGCCGACGATTCGCAGCTTCCGCCCCGGCTCCATGTATTCGCTCAGCACCCAGAGAATCTGCTCGACCATCCGCCTGAATGCGTCCTTGAATCTCTCCGTGTGCCACCTCGTGATCTTGCCGCCCGCCTCCTGTAAGTAGTGAATGGCTGTTCCCGCCGTCACGTTTAAGCCGCCTTCGCCTCGCGTAAACTGGTTCTGTCCGCAGTCCTGCTTCATCGCGTCCGCCATGTAGCACATCATTTCGTAAACCTGCCCGTTCAGCGGCGACGCCTGAACCGTCTGCATCACCTCGCGGATGTCGTTGCCCTCCCATTCAATGATGGTCTTGCGCATGTCCGCCACATCGTCCGGATTGACGCCGCTTCCGCGCCGAATGAAATGCCGCTGTACGCTCGATTCGCGGGCGTTGTCGTCGATGTACTTGGCGTATCGGTCGATGGCAGCCTGCGTCTCGCTGTAATCGTGAATCAGCCCCTTGCCAAAAGGCTTTCGCCATGAATCGCGGAATTTGTATAGCGTGAAGGGATATTGCCCGTGCGCATAAACGCCTTCGGGATAGGCCCCGCCTTCCGCGCCGTATCCGGTCTCCGTGCTGAAGAGCAGCGCATGCCCCGCAAACTGCGCCATGTGTATAAATGTCCTTCGGCTTCCTGCGTCGTATCGCTTGTACCAGAACTCAATCAGCAGCGCACGCTCGTCCCCTTCCGGCGTTTCAAATTCGCCCGCGTCCTCTTCGCCGTATGCGTCGCCCGCAACATATCCCTGCGCATGCGGATAATGCTCCTCGATCCACGCGACCGTTGTGTGCGTCACCTTGAAACAGCCCCGCCCGTCCTGAATGTCCTCGTACATCGGGTCGGGGTAGAAGTCCTCCGGATGCCACGCCAATACGGAAACCATGCCCGCGCCGTTCTCCAGCTCCTCGTCCCAAAATACCTGCGCCACGCCCGTGCCCGTCACGATGGCGTCCTCCATCATCGTCTGATACTTGCCCGGCCATCCCGCGTGATAGAGCACAAAGCTCACCACGTCCTCCATCTCCTCCGCGCTGTTCGCCGTCTCCTCCCTTTCGGGCAGCATCACCGCCTCCGGCAGGTTGTCGATCTGGTCGGCGATCATGTTGTCCACGCAGCTCCCCAGCGTGTTGCTCGCCGGTGCCGTCGCGCTCCTCTCGCCCTTGTGGTCGCGTATCCTCCGCGCCCGCTTCATCTCCTCGTGGTCCTCCCGCAGCTGGTCATAGAAAAAGTCGAACAGGGTGTATCCCCGCTCGACCAGTTCCTTTTCCCGTGCCGTCAGCGGCTGGTTCTCCGCCGCGTCCCATTTTTTCCGGCTCTGTCGTACGTCGCCCATGCCGTATTTCTCCATTTTCACTCTCCCGTTCCTATATATTTGCCTCATCCCTGTAGCAACCAGTTACAGATTGAGAAATCTCGTCGCCTAAGTTGTAGTTCACAGCGTTCGCTTTGTGCAGGCAGAGCCGCCGCCGAGCCGGTGCGTTCGCGTCAGCAAACAGATCGAATCGGCAAGGGGAAAAGCCGGTATTGCCGTTGCAATCTGTATGCAAGAGCTTGTATGAACGCAGTCGGAATCGATGTTTCCAAAGGCAAAAGCATGGTTACTGTGCTTCGCTCTCTGGGCGTCACGCTGGCTGTCCTCATTCAAAATGATTTTCGTTTCCGTATTCCTAAGCCTGTTACATCCGCATATTGCTTTCATCTTCCTGAACATCTGGCGATTTATCCCATTTGTCCTCCATGTACTCCTATCCTTTCGCGTGCGTATCCGGATTATAAGCATGTAACAGAAGGATTCAATGGGTATGGTGGTGAATGAATCCTATGTCGTGCTGCTTATGACGAGATAGGTGTGACGATCTGAAGAACACTGATTTGCCATTCAACCGCCATCAAGCTCATTTATGAATCGGTTATCTTGATCGCCTGTTATCGCGAGTGTGTTGGACAATGAAAGGTGGAGTCAAATACATGAAACCGTTTTGGGGGAGCAAGACAATCCTCAACTGGATTTCGATGATGCTCGTTTCTGCTTTTCTAATCTTAATTGCTTCATCCGCAACGGGCGAAATTTCTTCAACGATTGATGTCATGAACGACACTAAAAACAAACACACTGTAGTTCCGTCTATTCCTCAAGGCGAGCTGATCGCTGAAGATGTGAAATTCGCCAAGGGAGAAAAGTATGAAGTCTACTCCGGTCCCGGAAAGGATTATCTCCGCGCAGCTGATGGAAAAGCCGTTGTCTCCACAAACGACTGGATTCAAGTCTTTGGCAGGGAGAATGGTTGGATTCTGATACAATATGAGATTGACAAAGACCATATGCGCTTTGGCTGGATTCCTGAAAAAGCGCTGCCGAAATCAGCATCTGTCGATGAACTCAGCTTTATCCCTGAGACGGTTACGTTACTGGATACAGCGTTCTTAACAGATGATCCGTTATTTTCACATACCGTCCTTTTGACGCTTCCCAAGGGCACAACCGTTTATCACCTTTCGGACATGGGCGATTGGGCTTATATCGAAAGTTGCTCTGGTGATTGCGTGCGCGGCTTTGTAAACCGCGCTTTGATTCGTACAGGCAGGGTTTATGGGCTGGAAAATTGTCCGGCTAACAACGGCACCCAAGTGATGAATGGAACCTTGGTGGTGAAAAGCAGTGCTATCGAGGCTGATTTTTCCTCCATCATCCATGATGGCTATCAAAGTGTTTCGGTTCAGGGTTACTGCCTCTACGACACTTTCACCGGCAACCTTCTGTTTAAATTAACGAACATAAATCCAAACGGCAACTATACCGGAAGTGGAATGTTGCCATCAGATGTCACGTCCATTCAAATTGTCCCCATACTGCCAAACGGGGAGAAAGCCGGCAAAGATTTGACGGTTACCGTTGAATGGTAAATCATGGGCTTTCCTCGTCTCTCCTCGTTGACCGCCGCCCGCTTTCCCGATATAATCAGCTTATCAAAACATCATCCAAGGAGGGTCGCGTCATGTCTTTTCGCCGTCTGCTTGGGCTTTTCTGCCTTCTTCTGTCCGTTTCTTCGGCTCTCGCCGAATCGGAAGGTGATACCCTCGCCTTTCCCTGCTCACCCGAGCTTTCCCCTTTTCTCTCTCAAAGCGAACACACCATCAGCCGCGAGATCGACCTGCATCACTGGGATCGCATGCAGATTGATTACTGGGGCGATGACCCCATCCCCGTCGATCACGGTTCTCTGATTATTCTGGATGATCAATTCATGCTGATCGACCTCCATTTTTCCAAAGACTTTCCGTTCAGCACAGACGGTTACGTCTTGCCGGAGGCCATCTACATGGTCAATCATGATCCGGCTGTCTCCGATGATACCGATCCGCCGGAATGGCATGTCTTCATGTATCCGGATAAAGACGATCCCTATGCTTTCCATTACGCCTGTACATGGAATTGGGATATGGTCGGAATCAAGATGTACGGCGAATACACTGCTCCAAACGGCGAACGGCATGACAGCGGTTTTTCTTTGGATATCGACATTTTTTAATCACCGTCTCCCCTCATCCTCCCCCTCTTGGGGAGCTGTCAGCCGCAACCTGACCGAAAGGGCTACTCCCCCAGCGGGTCAAACCGCCATTCCTTTTCCTTCCCTCTCGGGCGCGGCGCAATGGGTCTTGACATTAAAAAGTACCGCGTTTCGTCGTAGATGTGATCCTCGCCCGCCGTGTCGATGTCCTCCGGCTTGCGCCCGTCGTAAACCAGCGCGGGAATCGTCCGCCTGAAATCCCGGCAGTTCTCAAAAACGTAGAGCATCGGACGCCCTTCCTCGTCGAATTTCAGCCGTTCGTGTAGCTGCATCTTTCCGGGCAGCCGCGTGTTGTCCCCCTTCATGAAGGTCACCCCGTTAAAGACCTTGCGAATCTGCTCCTCCACGCTCAGTCCGCGGCTTCTGTCCCAGATGGCAGGGTCGGCGACGCCCGAAACATGGATGCCCTCCGCGGCTTCCGGCTCCATCAGCTCCGCGAGCTTTTCCGCGATTTCGCCCGGCGCGTTCATGATGCCGACGTTCGCCTCCCCCGGCACGCAGCCGTAAAGCTCCTTGTATCGGTATACCCGCCCTTCCTCGTCCACCGCCCAAACCCCGAAGGAGAATGGGCGCGTGTATCCGTGGTCGAAGCTGACCACCCGCGTCCAGTGCCATGGAATGTCGAACGGACGGATGACGTGCGTGTATAGCCCGTCGCCGTAGTGCGTCGGATCGTCCACAAATTCCGGGAAAGCCTGCCCGTCGAATGCGTCCCATTTGCCCAGCAGCAGCGCATCCCTCAGCGCCTTGGGCTTCTGTTCCAGTTCCACGATGTAGTCCCGCGTGATGTGCGGATTGTCCATCGCCGTCGCCGGAATGTACTCGATCTTTCTCACGCTCACCCCGCCGAGTATGCTGCTTTCAACCGCAACCTCGGCGGTTCGCCCGCCCGCGTTCGTGCTGTCCACGAATCGCGCCTTCACCCACGCATGCCCCGGACCGCCCGGGTTGCTTGCGCATCGCACGCAGGGCGTGATGCCCAGCCGCTTTTCTGCACGCAGTCGTGTGCGCAGGTAATCATACATCGGTTTTGTGAAATGTGTCAGCTCGTCGAAATACAGCCAGTGGATTTCCGCGCCCTGATATTTCAGCAGCCCCTGCCCCTCGTCGCTCAGGTGACAGAAATGGATGACGCTTCCGTTGCTCAATCTCAGCTCGTGCGCACTGGAAACATATTTGCCCAGTTCCTTCGGCGCAATGAGCTGCATCGTCCGGATCAGCGTCATTTCCAGTTCGGGATAGGTTCGCCTGAATAAGTACGCGTGCGTCTGCGGATATTTCAGGCAGCGCATCAGCGCGTCCCAGCATATGGCGTAGCTCTTTCCTCCGCCCGCCGCCCCGCCATAAAGCACTTCGTCCGCCGTGCTTGCGTGAAACGCAAGCTGCTTTTTAGTCGGCTGATAATCAAGCTCTATCTCCATGCTTCTGTTCTTCCTCCTTTCCGCCCGTCCCGTCCGGCATGCCCAGCGCAGGTGCGCCCGCCGCAAACCGAATCACCACGTCCTTTCCGCAATCCTTCTGCATCCGAATGCCCGCCCGGTCGAGGATGTCCTTTGCCGCCCTCTGGCGGATGTTGTCGTTCCCCTCCGACTGGCTCAGCAGCGCCGCCTGATGCCGCGCCGCTTCTTCCGCGCTTTCGTAAACGCAGATTTGCGCGCGCAGCTTTGCCGCCTCGGATTTCTTTCGGTATGCCTCCAGCCTTTTCAGGTCGCCGAGGATCGTCTTCACCTGCTTCTCGCTCGCCCCGATCTGCCTTGCGATCTCGTCCGGTTCCCTGTTTTCTTCAAAGTACAGTCGAACGGCTTCGCTCTTCATGTTTTCCGTCATTCTGCCCATCTCACCACCTCCTTTCCCTGTCCGCCTTTTCCTCCGCCAAACTCCATAAAGCATCGAAGCCTTTCCCACCCGAACGTTTTTTTCCCGTCCCAGCGCATCAAGCGGGTTAAGCCCGCCCTCTCCTCCGCCCAAATCCTCAGACATTGAACCCTTGCGCACGCGAACGTCTTTCCCCGTCCCCAGCGCATCAAGCGGGCTGAACCCGCCTTCTTCTCCGCCAAACTCTATAAAGCATCGAAGCCTTTCCCACGCGAGCATTTTTTCCCCGTCCCCAGCGCATCAAAAAAAGCCGTTCCAACACCGGAAACGGCTTTTTGATTGATGAATACTTCTCAGCTTTCCCGCGAAGTGAAGAAAGAACGCCGAAAGCAGCGCGTCCTGCCGGCGGTCGGGCTTAAGCCTTCTGTCACGCTTTTCCCGCCGCGAATTTCTTTTCTTCTTTCGCTGATGATATCATATCATACCTCTTTTTGAACCGCAAGATGACATTTGGGTGCCATTTCGGTGTCATTCCCGTGCCCTTCAGGTGCCATCTGCCCCATCTTCCCCGTTCTCCTTCTTCCCCTCGATTTCCCTTTTGTACCGCATGATCTGCCGCCTGCTCCTGTCCGTCATGCGTATCGTGTCCTCTAAGCTCAGCCCGCCGATGTAGTAATACATGCAGAATGAATACAGCCCGATTTTCATCCCGCTGATTATCCCTCTCGCCTCGTCCTCCAGCTCGTGTAGAATCGCTCCTTCCCTCTCCAGCGACTTTTCAAGTGACTCCTTCATCATCAGCTTTACCTCAAGCCCCCGCGCTAACCCGCCTCTGCCGTGCGGCATTCCGTCCAGCTGTACCGCACTCAGCGTCGCCGCCTGCATTTCCGTCAGCTTCTCGCTCAGCTCCCGAACCAGCCTGACCTGCCCCCTCACGCGCAGCAGCACCTGTCTTTCCTTCTCGTTCATTCCGCTCTCCCCTCTCCGGTTCAATCATCCTCGTCCCTCAGCCATCGTTCCTCGTCCCAGAGCAGTCTGAGCCTTCTCTCCTCCTCGCAGATTCCACAGCCGTCGCATTCCTCTTTTTCATGCAGTACGCAGGAAAACGCCATCTTTCTCCTCCTTCTGTTCTCTTTTCTTCGCTTTCGTTCGTATCAAATGCGAACGTATATTCCCATTTTAATCTTCCAATTCCCGTTTGTCAAGCCGAATTCCTCTTTTCATCCTCTAATCGACATTTCCGTACACCACCCCTTCAAGCCGCCGCGAAGCGAAGAAGGGAGTCTGAGGGGATAATCCCCTCAGGCGGGCTTGGGCGGCAGCCCTATCGTCCCCCATCGAAAAGCAAAAACAAGAATCAGGCAGCGAAGCGTCCCCTGATTCCTCTAACCCATCTTTAAACCGCCGCGAAGCGAAGAAGGGAGTCTGAGGGGATTATCCCCTCAGGCGGGCTTGGGCGGCAGCCC